CGCCGGCTTTCTTGTCCGCCTTTTCAGCCGCGTCAGGCTGTGGCTCGTCCTCAGAGGCGGAAACCTTGGGAAGCTGGAAATAATCCTCGCGTTTCGATGCGCCGTCTCTCAGGGCGTTGTAGATTCCCGCAAGGGTTGCTCCGTCCATTTCCGTGAACACATCCAGCGGATATCCAAAATACTTCTCGATGGAAGCCAGCGGCACGGAGTAGTATTTCTGGAACCGCCCGGTCAGGTCACGCAGCCGGTCAATGAGCGGCGCCTGATTACGGTTGCCGGATTCCAATGTCTTGTTGCACCGGGCCAGCGCTTCATCCACGATATCGCCGGGGATGATATTCAGGATACACGCCCGCTTCCGCCGTGCGCCCTGATTGGCAACCAGCTCATAGATATCTCTTGGGTCAGTCAGCACCTTCATGCCATTCTTTGTGCTGATCTTGTGCTTGACAATGAATTTCTTCGTATCTCTGGTATTTGTTTCGATGTCCCAGCAGTAAGCCAGACACTCAGATTCTCCGTCCCGCTGTTCCAATTCCACAACACCGGTCTGTATGTTTCCCCAAGCCTGCGCAATGGCCTCCGCAAGCCGCACGGAGGGGCCGGAAACCTTTGTGCCGCCTTTTGGGAAGGAATAGATTGCCTTGGAAGCAAGGCCGGGGCGTTCACAGGAACGCAGGATGCGGGCAAGGGCTTCATTTTCGTTCCGAGGAAACCGCTTCGCCATGAATACAGCCGCCTGCACCTCCTGCGCTTCTCTGGTGGAGAGCATGGAATTGGATGCCTTAGGAGCCGCCGCCATTTCCTGCGCCTGCATCAGGGTCATTTCATTCGCCATAGTTTTTATCCTCCTGCTTTATTTCTTTCAGTGTAATGTCAAGGCTCAAAGCGTGGGCTTTCATCGCCTTTAATGCTGATAATGTGCCGGTAGCCCGGAAGCAAACGGAATACTGTTCCTCCGGTTCCGGCTGGATTTCCGGGGCAGCTTCAACAAGAGCCGCCCGAACTACGGACTGCTGCTCCTGCTGCCGCCGCTGCTCTTCAAGAAAAAGGGCCATCTGTTCCTTTTCTTTTTTGCGTTTGTCAACCGTGATTACCGCAGAGGACAGGACAGGAAAATTCCGGTATTCCGCCATGATTTCCTCGGCGTTGTCCATTCTGAGAATCGTGTCCATATCTGACCGGACAGCCATAACGCAGTTGTAAATCTTCTCCATTGCTTTCCGGGGTTCCTTCTGCCGGGCAATGGTCATGTCCACCACCACGCCGCAGTCCTCAAATTTCAGGAAGTCGATACCAAACCCTTTGCAGCACTCGTCAAAGTAGGACCGCAGACTGTCCTCACACTTGTGCTTGATTCCATCCTGGTAATCGTCCACCCACTCTTTCAGTGTGCGGTCTGCGGAAGCATAAGGGCCGGATATGTATTCCTCGTACTTTTTGTTTGCCTGCTCATATGGAGCCAAGACAATGCGCCTTGCTTCCTTCCGCTGGGATTCGTATTGCTCCTTCTCTTTGTTCAGATCGGCGCGGAGCTTTTTTATTTTCTTCAGAGATTCGTCATCCTTCGGGTATCCGCTGACCTCGGAAAGTAGCCCTTCCAGCCGGTTCCGAACGCTGTCAAGGTTCTCGGAAATCACAGGCGGCTGGGTGCAGCAGATAGCCGGAAGCCTGGTTTCTTCCGTGCGGCAATCGCAGATTTCAACAGGGTCAAGAGAAGCGCCGCAATATTCACATTCTCTGTATGTCACGCCGGCACCTCCCGCATTTCCTCTTTGCAGTCCGTGCAGATAATAAGCACGTCCTTCTTAACGTCCAGCTCGTAGTAGTCCTCCCAGACATAGATGTCATGACCGCAGCAGTCACAGACACCCCGTATTTCTGCGTCCCGCTGCTGCGGGTCATCCAGATAATCCTTGTCAGGGTCATACCCGGCAATATCAGCCATTGACTTTTCCTCCAATTTCTTTTTACGCCGATACGGCGTCGATTTCGTTCCACACTTTTTCAAGCTCTTTAATCGAACGATATTTCCGCTCGATTGCTTTCAGTTCGGAAATAGCAATTTCTTTCAGCCGGTTCGCTGAATCTGCGGATTCCATGATTGTTGTTATAGGCGTGTACCGGTTACCGGCGGATTCAATTTTGAAGAACGCCCGAACCGGTTCACTCTTTTCAGGGCAGATAACCAGGCTCCCGATAATGTGCCGCGCTTGCTGCTCCCGGTACTTCTCGGCCGCCACACCGTCATTCCATTCAAACTCGTTATGGAGCGGCGCATCTTCCGGCCTGTTCGCGTCCAGAAGGCCCCTTGCGGTAAGATTCCCAACAGCGTCAAGCCATTCACACATTTCTCCGGCCACTTGCGGATCAGCGGAAACCATTGCTTTTTCCTTCCATTTGTATACCATGACTTTTCTCCTTTCATTTTGATTTCGCACCATGCCACACAATGACTCGCCCATCCAGAACCAGACCAGCCTTACCTGCCTTACCAAACATAACCACGCCGTACTGCTCCCCTCCATGCTTGCCTCGCCTGCCAAACCGCGCCCCTCCAAACCGCAACTAACCAGTCAAAACCATTCCTGAACGAACCTTGCCTGCCACTCCACGACTTTCCACTCCTGAACCAACCCCGACCCGCCTGCCATACCGGGCCGTGCCGCACCTACCCCGGCCGTTCCGTGCGCTGCCTTACCTCTCCTGCCAAACCTAAGCTCAGCAAACCGTTACTCGGCACGCCTAGCCTGCGAAATCAGTTCGCCGCTACATGAAACATACCGTACTGCCCATCTCTCTCAGGCCGCCACTCTCCGATACCGCACACATAGCCGCCGGCGTTGATAACGTTCAGAATCTGCTCCAAGCTGTACTGACCGTTCGAGTTGTAGGAAATGGTCAGATCAGCGTACCAGTTCCGGAACTCTCCGCGAAAGCGAATGTCAGCGGTTCCCATACCGACCTTCACCATATCTTCCCGAATGATCGGAGGGTCTGAGAAAATCTCCACCATCTGGTTTTCGTCACTGTCGATGAAGAAAGCGCCGCGCATGGACATCTTGTCTTTCGTCCAGCCCATACGGTAGGCCGCGCTGATAGCCGCCTGCTTGATTGCCGTAACCGGGAAGCAGAACCGCGCTCCGTTGACAATAGCGGATTCAAACGCTTCCTCCGTAAATTCCTCCGGCATCGGCGTCAGCCAGTACATGGAGCGGATGAAGTCTTCCACCGGGTTCTTGGCTTCCCGCGCAGACGTTTTCGTGGCCTTCATCTGCTTCTGAAGCATTTCCCGCTTTGCTTTCTCCGACCAGGCGTGCATAATCAGCGGCGTGTCGCCGACAATGCGGATTGTGGTTTTCTTGACCTCGATAGGCCGAATTTCGATCAGTTCAACATTTTTAGTAGCCATTGACTTTTCTCCTTTTCTGGTCTATAATGACCGTAGACTTTTCTTCTTTCCCGCCCATTGGAGTTACAGCTCCGTGGGCGGCTTTTCTTATTCCTCCGGCGTCAGATCAATGCACGCCTTCGCAACCTCAATCGCTGCAATGTACTGACTCGCGTATTCATTTTCGCCGTGTGTATCGGATACTTTCTGCGCAAACGCCTGGATGCTCCCAAGGAAGCATCCGCACTTGACGTAGATTTCCAAACTCTTCGTTCTGAAGAATGTGATAAAGTCATCGCGGCTTCCGATAGGGCCAATACAAAGCCAATGTCTTTGTATGCTAATCTGAGCGTATCCGGAGACCAGAGCGTTGCCGTAGACCTGAGCGTTGCCGTAGACCTGAGCGTTGCCGTAGACCTGAGCGTTGCCGTAGACCCAAGCGTTGCCGTAGACCCAAGCGTCGCCGTAGACCTGAGCGTTGCCGTAGACCTGAGCGTTGCCGTAGACCCAAGCGTCGCCGTCATCAGACAGATTTTCTTCTCTTTCAATCCACCCTCCGATTTCTCCCGCTTTCACAATACCGAAGGAAATTTTCGCCCGGATCTGATGAAGGGTGTGACAAAGAAAAACCTTAACTTCGCCCGTAAATTCGTATTTGTTCACGTTATTCCTCCTCCCTCAAATCAGAGTCGCAACCGTAGCAACCGCCAGCACAATCAGCTGCACACTCAGCAGCACCAGCGACATTACGTCACCCTGCCGGGCCTGTGCGTCCATGATGCACCTGATCTTTTCGGCCTGATCGTTAAAGACGATGTAGCCGACGTGGTGCGTAAGCCTGCTTCGTCTGTGGTTTTCGTGGATCGCCTGGAACATTTCGTTGTCTCCGCTCATATTGATTCCTCCTTTGATTATGTTCACCCATACGCCAAAGACGGCGTCCTGGGTAATTTAAGTATTCTGGTTGCGCCATCCGATTTCGGCCTGTTTCTCGACCCATCGCTCAAGCCCCTTAGCGGAGACAAGCAGGCGGTGTCCAACGCGCACCGTTGGAAACCCGTCCATCTTCACAACCTGGTACATTTTTGTCGGGCTTACGCCGATGATCTGAGCAGCTTCCCGAACACTGAGTGTCAATTTTTCCATAGTTTTACACATCCTTTCTTTTTGCCTTGGCGCGCCATCCCGCGCCGCGGCTGTGACAAAAATCAAGATAAGAGGTAAATAGAGAGGGATCTACGCGCACCCCGCCGGATGGAGCGGAATGTGGTCTTGTGGTGGGGCAGGCCGGATTCGAACCGGCACTTTTCTGGCAGACCAACCAGATGCTTTACCGATTAAACGACTGCCCCGTCAGCCCATCAATTAGCGCACAAACGTTTCGGTTGAAATGGCACCATACCCGTGCTATGATTTGCATATGCCACACAGTCTCTGGCCAGAGCGTGGCAAATCCGGTGAAGGAGGTGGGGCCCAATGGCGGGAGCGGCAGCAACATTCGCTGAAACTCTTGTTACAGCCCTCATGTCATTTCACCGTGCCTCCGGCTAGTGTCGCTGCTACCAGAACAGGTCACGAAACGCCGAATTGATGTTGCGGTGGTGTAGGATACCGAAGTGCATCACTCGCTCGGAAAAGACAGGGCTTGGAAACCTGCCCGATCCTGGTCTACCAGTATTGGGAGTATATCGGGCCTTGCGAGAGAGGCAAAAACCTACGGAGAATCGTCCATGTTCCAAGCATGGGCGGTTTTTCCTTTTGTTTGTGCGCTAATTGATTGGCTGATGTGTTCAAATGTTCTGATTGACTACCCCTCTCAGCGTGGTATGATAAAATTGGTCAATATTTAGAAAGAGGGGTATTTATGGACTATACAGACGAACAATACGCGCTGATGGAGAAGCTGGAAAACGGACTGATCTACGATTCACTGACCGAAACAGAAAAACAGCTTCTTTGGTATCTGGACGCTCATGGAATTGCACAGCCGAGAGTGCAAAAAGCGGATGGATATTACGACCTTTCCGAGGACGGGAAACGTATACTCGCCGACCACCGCCAAAAGGTTCTGGCTGCGAAGATTCAAGTACGGCGGGAACTGGATGAACTGCGAGAACGTGAATCAACTAGACAGGAGAATGAACGCAAGGAAAACGAGAAGCAAAAGGCAGCCGAGAAGAAGGAGCAAGAGCGCGTCAACCGGGAGCAGTCTTGTAAGGAGGCCGAAAGAAAAGCCGAGCACGCATTCCAGTACAAACTTTCGCTTTTTAATGCCTTTCTTACCTTTATCTCTGGGCTGATAACCGGCGCTATCCTCTCGAACCTCGACAGACTCATTCCGCGGATAATTTCTTTGTTTTCTTGACATTGACTGTCGCCTCCTTGTTGGTGGAACACATATGGAATAAATAGGAAAGGGGTATCAAGATGAATAATAACTGTAAAAAAGTATGGAGTAGAAACCAAGGGGCCGCATTCTCAATCATATTCCCTGCTATAGCAAGCGTTGCAATAGGACTATTCGTTGCGTTGATATTCCATGCTAAAGAACCATTTTTTGAAAAATGGGTCGTAGCTTCAATTGCGTTATATTTATACATGGGCGGAATCCCTTGCGGCGGCATACTAGAACTTATATTCAGAAAGCTTGACGAGGGTTTTTGCCAAGTAGCTGGTCATATACTTTGGTATGGAACGTACTTTGGAGCGATTATTGTTTCTGAATACCTAGAAACAGAAGCAAGCGTTGGTACATATGTTTTTACATTTTGCATAAGCACGTTTGCCTGCTTTATGGTTCACGAATGGGACAAAGGCGATGATGGGAAGAAAGCGGTAAAAGACATAATTATCTTTATACTGGCAGCCATTGTAATCGGTTTTCTAATTTACATAAAATAAGAACATTCCATCACACCCGCCCGGCCTACGCCGGGCGGTCTTCTTCCTCGTCGGAATCCGTCTTTGCGGTATCCAGACCGCTCTTGTACCCCCGCAGAAATGCTTTTGCAAGGTCGTTCCCCTCGGTGGCTCTAACCAGTTCCTCAATGGCTTTCTTTGTTTCTTCGGACATCGTTTTCACCTCCCTAATGTTGAAAATTTCTTTGAATGGTTGTATGATTGAATTGGTACGGCGCGGAAGAAATGGAGAATGATATGTACGAAATACATCAGATACCAGCAAAAATGTTTTGCCCTTTCAGTCTTACGGAAGAAGAAGTATTCGCTCACATAGAAGATCAAGAAGGCCAGCAGGTGCTCATGTTTGATGGGTGCGATCATCAATATCATAAATGCAACGAGTGCCTTTCTTGTTGGAAAAACGCAAACGAGCAGTTCATGCGAGGATTGAAGTAAACTGTATTCCGCGCCGTACCCTCACTTCTCGTCATACGCTTCCACGCATTTGATAGCGTACCGCAGAGCATCAACATAGAAATCCTTCACAGGGAAATCTCCCATTGTCATGCGCTCATGGTAGCTGATAAGCCCGCGGAGAACGTGCATACAAGTTTCTTTCCTTGTGGCAACTTTAATAGCGCCGGATTCCACGGCTCTGTCGATGGCTTCTTTCTGTTCGTCGGTTAATTCGGTTGCCCACATCATTTGCCATAGCCTCCTTTCAGCTTTTTGAAATGCGTTGTTGACCTTGTAAACACAATATAGCATGATTAAGCCTCTCTGTCAACTACTATTTTTACTTTTTTTGCTTTTTGTGTTGACAGAGTGACATATATGTGGTACTGTATAAGCACGGATGGAGGTGATACAATGAACGACCGAGTAAAAAAGATAAGACAAGAAAGTGGGATTACCCAAGCACAGTTCGCAGATAAAATAGGGTTGTCTAGGAATTATGTGGCGATGATTGAAATCGGGCAAAGAGAGCCGAGCGACAGAACTATTTCAGACATCTGCCGAGAGTTTGGCGTGAATGAAACATGGCTCAGAACTGGAGAGGGCGAAATGTTCCTTCCAAAAACCAGAGGTCAGGAAATTGGCGATATCGTAAAAGCCGCCGCCCAGCATGACCCGGAAACGGCGGCAAAGTTCTTCACTTCCCTTCTGGAAGAAATGAGCGACGCAGAAATTGTCCTGATGTACGAAATCTTCAAGCGGCATTTCCCGGCGGGAGAGTAAAAACCGGGGTAGCCGTAAAGCTGCCCCGGTATCTATCCGCAGAGGATTCCGAACAGGATATCAATGATGATATCGCTTAACTCACTGATTTTCTGAATCCTTTTGAGAATCATATTTTCCTTGTACGCCCGTTCCATGATTACCACCTCATTATCTATTTACGAACTTTTGTTCTAATACAGTATAGAATATATAAAGTCCAATAAAACGGGCTATATTCAATTGCACGCGTGCAATCTCCGTGCAATATCCGTGCAATAAAAAATGCCCTCCCGATGCCGAACATCGGAAGGGCGCATACAACAGTATATTTACAGAAAGTACAGCAGGAACGCAGCCGCGAAGCAGATAACGGCCGGAATCCAATATACCCATGATTTACGTTTTGGCTTCACAATCATGCCGAGCAGAGCCACCAGGAAACTGATACAGCCAAGCAGAATCGCGTTGAAAATGAAGTATTGTTCTATGGTTGCGCAGTTGGCGGAGAGGGATATGTTGGTGGTCAGGAAACTGAACAGCGCCACGAACACAGTCAAAATCACAAGGACATTCCCGTAGATGCTGTGCTCGATTGTCTTCAGATCCTCCGTCTTCTTTTCGATCTCCCGGATCTGCCGCCGATACTGGTTCTTGTATTCTCCAAGTTCAGTAAATTTGAACTCATCCGAGAATGGACCGGAATACGGCTTATCGGGAACAGAGCTTAGCTTTTCGAACAGGATTGTCCCGTATTTGTCCCCTTTCACAAGTTCGATGCTGTCTGCGGACACATTCGTCAGGCGGAAATAAATCCGCGTCTTGTGCCCTGGCTGGTATACAGGCGCGTCAAGAGACAGACCCTGTCTGATTCGTCCATTTTTCAGCGTGATTCTTCCGAGCATATCCGTCGGCATTGTCACGATTTCTACGGACTCCACGAACGCAGATTCATTCGGCTGCAAGATGACGCGCTCCTCCGCCTTGCCGGTAACGTAAAACTGCTTTGCCCGTAGGTCATAGCCGATGTTCGTAAGGCAGGAGCCGTCGAAGCTGTCAATCAGGCTGTCACGTTCGACCCTGTCCTTGATTTCATGGTCAACGATCACCATATGTTACCCCACCTTTATGAAAAGATAAGCACATTATACTTCTTATTTTTAGTTTTGTAAATAATATTTGTAAAATAAAATTGCCCCCCGGTGTTTGCGCACCAGAAGGGCAAACAGAAACCAACCCACCAACCACGATAGGGGTACTCTGCCCATTCATAATAGCAGATTTTCCCCGGAAAGGCAAGGAAAATATGGCAAGAAAAGCAGCCGCCGGAACCGGAACGATTCGAAAGAAAACCGTCACCAGTGGCGGCAAGGAATATACTTACTGGGAGGCAAGATACACGACCGGCTACGACCCGGGAACCGGAAAGCAGATTCAGAAGACCATCACCGGGAAAACCCAGAGGGAGGTTTCCAAAAAACTGAAAGAAGCCACCGCTTCACTGGATGCCGGCACCTACATTGCCCCCAGCAAAATGACCGTGGGTGAATGGCTTGACATTTGGGAAAAAGAATATCTGGTAGGCGTGAAACCGTCCACCCTGTATTCCTACAAAGCCGTGATCAGAAACCACCTGAAGCCGAAGCTGGGAGCCATTAAGCTGGAAGCCCTCAGCCCCCACGAAATCCAGACCTTTTACAATGAGCTGTCCCAGTCGCTTTCCGCAAAAACCGTGAAGAACATCCACGGCATATTTCACAAGGCCCTGCAAAAGGCCGTTCTGAATGGCTACATCCGCTTCAACCCTGCCGCCAACTGCGAGCTGCCACAGCGCATCAAGAAAGAGATCCAGCCCCTTGACGATGCCCAGATCAAGGCATTTCTGAACGCCATCAAGAATAGTCCATATGAGGACTTATACATTGTCACGCTGTTCACCGGGATGCGGGAGGGCGAGGTCTGCGGGCTGATGTGGGACTGTGTAGACATGAAGGCGGGAACAATGACCGTAAACAAGCAGCTGCAATACATCCGCAGCAGCAAAGGACAGTACCGCATGGTTCCGACCAAGAACAGCAAGGGCCGCACCATCACCCTGCCGCCATTCGTGGTCAGCGTCCTGCGCCGGGTGCAGAAAAAACAGTTGGAAAACAAACTGCGATACGGCGAGTGCTGGTATGATTCCGGCTTTGTATTCACGGACGAACTTGGCCAGCACTTGAAGCCGCAGAATGTCTACCGGGAGTACAAGCGCATGGTCGCCGCCATCGGCTGCCCGAACGCCCGTTTCCACGATCTCCGCCACTCCTACGCCGTTGCCGCAATCCGTTCCGGGGATGATATAAAGACTGTGCAGGAGAATCTAGGACACGCCACCGCTGCCTTCACGCTGGACGTATATGGTCACGTCACAGAGCAGATGAAAAAAGAAAGCGCAGACCGGATGGAGCAGTTTATCAAATCTGTAAAGGCATAAGGGTAACAATAAGGGTAAACACGATTTTTAGAAATATTCATTTTTCGTTTTCAAAACAATCCACAGGAAAAATGAATACAAAAAACAATAAATCCCGGTATTGAAAAACAATACCGGGATTAAATGTACTGGCGGAGATGGAGGGATTTGAATTATCTACAATTCGTATTTTTGAATATTTTTAGTTATATACAGTGATTTTACAGTGGAATATTCATGTATTATAACTTTTTGAAACAATTTTTATTTTGACGAAAGGGTAAAATAAAGGGTAAAATAAAGGGTAAATTTTCACTCCGCTATTTCCTGTGGATGGAGCGTTTTCATTCTTCCATCAGCCCGCTGTCCTCGCGGTCATCCTCATATGTCCGTCTGACTGCTGCTGCCGTGGACGCGTCCTCAATCGGGGCGGGCGTTTTCTTTTCTGTCACCATATCTACATTGGTTTCCTCGGTCATGGTGCTGAGCCACGCGCCCAGCTTCTCCCGCAGGCCGGCGGGAACGGGCAGTCCACACAGAAGCATATTTTTAAGTACGCTGGTTGCCTCATACAGAATAAACAGCAGCGCGAACAGTTCCGTGATGCCCATTTTGACGATGCCGCAGGCGTCCAACGTGTTGCGGATATCCACCGGCAGCCAGCCCAGCACGTCGACGTGCATCATCATGTCAATGGCCGTGAACAGCAGCACACAGGCCAGCATACCGGCCTTACGGATAGCGCCGTCGATGCCAACGGCCGAGTTCCAGCAGTGGTACTTCGCCGCCCGGAGAGAGCCGAACACCATGTCGGCGCAGACGGCAATCAGCAGAAGCTGGATGAAGACGTTGCCCATCAGGGCCGCGAAGAATCGGATAATAAAAGCGTTTACCATTTGCACTTGTATGTCCTCCTATGTAATTGTCAGCCGTTCCAACGGCTGTATTTTCCAACGTCCACGTGGATGCCCCATTGATACAGTCCGATGCCGCCGGTTTTGCCCATGACGGCCTCGGCGGCGGCCTTCATTTCCACCGGGGTTGCGGTATTGCAGTGCAGGTCTGCCGCCATACCCCGGACGTGGTAGCTGTTTTTCGCAGAACCGGGAAGCTCGTCGTTGTGTTCCTGGCAGCGGACGCCGGAGTTGATTGTGATGGGCTTGCCCAGCTTCGCCCGGATGGCGTCCACTGTGCGCACCAGCTTTTCGTCCGGCTCCACAGGAAAGCCGCCGCACTTGCCGCATGGGCAGCGGAACTCCGCCCGGGTGAAATAGCGGATATCCTTCCACCAGTCCGCAGTTGGTGACATCTTGTCAGCAATAGGATTCTCCCCACTGGCCACCACCTCCAGAATCCGCTTTTCCGTTTCGGCCCCGAAGATGCCGTCCACGGCTGTCTGCTCCATATACGCCCGCTGGAAGTCAATGGTGGCCCGTTGGGACTTTTCGCCCCACAGGCCGTCCAGCGTGCCGTCATAGTAGCCCAGATAGGCCAATAGGGCTTGCTTTTGTTTCTGGGTCATTCTGTGCCTCCTAAATCGTGCTTGGAATTCGAGCCAGAAGAATCAGCAGCAGGGCAATAATCAGGATGACCGCTTTTGCAATATTGGTCATATGCACCTCCCTCATCCATAGGCCACTCGTCATCCTGTCTGCCGGATACGACCATAGCCGCGTAAAATACCCCGGCAAACAGGATAAGTATGGTGGCAATCACGATTACCATATCCATCTCTCCTTATTCCAGCGTCACGCCGTACTTTTCCAGCACGGCGATTACATCATCGGTCAGAACCTTTTTCAGCTGACCGGGCGGCAGCTTTGCGGTCATGGTGTTACTCCACATTCATCGCCTCCCGGATTGCTTCCAGGTCATCGGTGGTCAGAGCGGGATAGTTTGCGGCGATATCCGCAAAATCCTCGCCGTTTTTGATGCGGATGCGAAATGCCCGCACCATGATTTTCAGTTTCAGATTGCTCAGTGTTTTCATCTTATTCTCCTCCAATCAAATCTGCCATAAGCAGAATCATGTCATCTGTTGTGGATTCCAGGGTTTCCACCCGGCTTTCCAGCGTGGGTGTCGACTCAGGGCGCAGGGCTTCCTCCTGCGCTTCGATTTCCTCAGCGGTGCATTCGATGGGAACGCCATCCACCACACGATAGCGGTAAGCACCGCCCTCGGTAATGATGGGCTGGGGGAAATAGTTGCCCTGTGCGTGGTGGTATTTGTCGCCGTTTCCGCTGTCGATTTCCGTCCAGCCGGTTGTGTCGGTCAGAAAAGCGGAGGAATTGGTGGCGGTGATGTAGCCATTGGCATCGGTTTTCACATACACGATGTAGGGACTTTCAAATTCCATGTGTCATTCCTCCTTTACAAATCCGCAGAAAGCTCAACCAGAGAGTTAAACCGTACAGTGATCGGCGTGGATACGGTCAACCCTGTGGATTTCATGGTCAGATATACCGCGTGGCTGTCCATCCCATATACAGATACTGCGCTGCACGTTTTTGCTCCGGATGCAGTAAAAATGCTAATGTTGCTCATGGCTTCGACCGCAACACTCGGAGTCACCCGCATGGTAGCAGGAACAGGAAAACATGCGCGTGCTTCCGTTGCACTGAATGCACAGCCATATACGCAAGGATAAGAAGCCCGTGAATTGACATAATACCTCTGACATTCCGCCAGCTCCGCCCCATACCCCTTCGGCTGATACTCCGGCATTGTGGCAGCCGAATACACACCGCCGTACAGCGCGGCCCATTTGATAACGCCGCCGCTGGATGTAATTGTAACTGCCCCGTCCGCGTAGCTGATGGATGCTGTTCCGGATGCCATGCCGACAAAGGCGCTGGTCTCCCCGGTGGGCGGGAATTCCAGTTTCTGCCGGATGGTTCCGTTCAGGGTCAGGCCAACGCCTGCCGCATAGGAAACCGTGCCGGAATCCAGAATCCAGCGATCCGCCGCGTAGGCAATTGTTCCATGATTGCCGCCAATGCCCGCCTGGGCCACCAGATTGGTAAAATCGCTGTTGTCCAGAATATTCCTCGGAGCGGCCTTTCGGACGGCGGAATAGGGTACGCCGCCAAAGCCGTATAATGGTACCATTGTTTGCATTTTTTGACCTCCTTTGTGTTCGGCTTCTGCCGTATGCTGGCATTATAGCGGGTTTTGGACTGGGTTTCGTCAAAATATTGGCGTAAAAATATGTCGGATTGTCAAACATACGCCTCCACGATCACGGCAATATCGACAGCGGGTTTATCCTCCAAACAGGTGATGGTCACGTTCTGCCCCTCCCGCTTGGCATAGCTCAGACACCCGCAGGCCTCCTGCATAGAAACATTGGCGTCGTAATCGTCGCCGTATTCCGGGTATACCATGACCCGCCGCCCGTCCGTCAGACCCGCCACTGTGACGGTCTGCGTATACGGCGCGCTGTCACCAGTCCACCCGGATGCTAGCAGCGTAACGGAGGCACTGTTTCCCGCCAGAAACAGAGCCTCAAGGGCAGACACGGATTCGCCGTCCATTTTCAGGCGGTAAAGTGGTAAATCTCTGATGGAGGAGACGGTATTGATATCGCCTTTCTTGTGCTCCGGGTCTGCGTAGCCGGTATAGCTGCGCTTGCCGCCAATCAGGACGATTTTGGCCGAACAGCTTCCGCTTTCATCCGTGGATACACGAAGACAGATGATATCGCTGCGGTACGTTCCGGCGATTCCTTCCTCGTAAGCCAGCGTAACGGAATAGTCGTCCGCCAGTTCAATGATGTTCCCTTGCATAACGCAAGCTCCGCCATGAACGGTTATGCTTCCATTATTGAGCTGTGCGCTGAAATTGTTCACAGACGGCAAGGCAAAGTCTCCGCAGGAAAAGGATTTTTCCAGCAGGTTTCCAACATACATTCTCCGGGAAACCGAAATTCCTTTCTCAGTTTCCTGAAGTATGTAGTCCTGTAACGCGTCAATATCAACCGTCTTTTCCAAATCGGGAAGAAGACACTCGTTGATATATTCCTTGATGATGTTTCCGGACTTATCAAATTTTTCTTTGATCTCTTCCGTGGTAAGTCCGTCATCCACGCCGGGGTTATCCCCCAGCTTGGAAATGAAATTCAAATCCGCTTCCAGCTTTTTCAGAGCCATGTGCTACGCTCCTTCCCTGTTAAGTGCCCGCTGCAAGGAGCCATTGCCGCTGCCGCCCTGAACCGGAAGCCCCTCGGAGGTGGTTTCCATGCTCATGTTGGTGCCGGTGTTTGAGGGAGGATTCTGCGGCATGGCCATAGCTGCTTCTTCTGCACGAAAATCATTAAGAAGTTCCTGCTTTTTGTACATATATTCGTTCGGCAAACGCTCAACGAACTGCCGCTTTGTGATTTTATCGTTCATGAACAGGTTCTCAAGCGTCTGCATACACGCCATCTCAGACCAGTAAGAGGAAGCGCCGACCTCCTGCTCAATGGACAGGCGGGTTCTCTTAAGCATGGAGAAGTCAAACGGATGCATAAAGGTCTGGACGGGCAGATTCATTCCAAGGGGCTGCTCCCCTTCTTTGTCCATCTCCATCTTCATTTCCACCATGCGGGTGCCGTAGCGAACGGTCATAATGTCAAGCCAGATACGGCCAGCCTCCTGTAGGCACTTGTAATCGTTCTGCTTGGTCAGCTCCATGGGGGTGTTTGCCGCCCTCTGAAGGGCGATAATCGCGGAGGTATTGTCCGGGCGGGAATCGCCCATTGCAACGTCAGACGCGCCCAGCAGAGAGTGAGTCTTATCGAACGCAAGTTCGATGAACTGAGCAATCTGGGGGCTGATGGAAGCACCGTCCAAAACCTTGGCAACGTCTGTCACGTTGCCCTGCACGCCGACGGCAGTGCCAACGCCGCCGTCCCAGCGGCGAATTCGGTTCTTGTCGTAGATGATTTTCGGGAATGCGGTGGTCAGCAGAGAGATGCCAACCAGAGCAAACATTTTGTTGATAAACTTCTGGTTCGGCAGCAGACCGGTGACCATGGCCTGTCCGTGGTAGCAGTCCCTGATATAGTCCCAGTTCAGCCAGATAAGCGGGTACAGGGTGTACTCCGTATCGTAAGCCTTGCGGAGAATACCCTGCTCCGTAGCTTCGATGCACCAGATTGTACCGGTGTCCCGGTTTCGGAAGTAATATGTAACGACTGTAACCTTATCGTCGGTATACGAATCGTATTTGTTCTGGAATTTATCGGAATCCGGCTTGATTTCGTCAATGTCCTCGATTTCGCACAAGCCCTCTTCCTTGTACTGCTCCGCCTTGTACCGTACCTCGTCCACCATTTCCCGGCGGTAGATGATGATATAAGGCTGACGCTGAACGTCCCGGCAGTTTGGATTGCCAAACATGACCCGAAGATTGTCAATGATTTCCGCGACAATCTCGCCCTTTACTTCCTGCCCGTTCTCAATGTCCGGGTCAAAGTAAAAGTGCATACAGCCGTCCCCGGTGACGGCAGCGTTGCGCAGGAACTCCCGGTTTTTCGCCACAATCTGGTTCCGCTTCACGATAGACGCGAACTGCTGGCTCACAATCTCGGCAATGCATTCCAGCTCCTTCATGCTGAGCCTGGACGTGGAGGGCATCGGGAGTGCCCGGATCACCAGATTGTCGGAAGTGATGGTGGACACCTGGAAGTTAATAACCCGCTTGAACATATTGTAGGTGGGGGTCGGAAGGCCGTTCGCTTCCACGCCCTCCCACTGGTTTCCGATGAAGAAATTCTCATTGACGGTAACCTGATCGTACAGGCCAATCTGCTCGTTGAACTCATAGCCCTTCTCGAACCGCTTCCAGATTTCCTCATGGGTCGGGATTTTGAATTTTCGCATTATCCCAGCTCCTTCTTACGGTTTCGCTTGGAAGCGGCAACCGGGTCGTAGTCGAAGATATGGGCAAGGCTACTGGCGTAACTGTTCACCTTTCCAGCGGCTTCCTGCGCTTCTGCGTAGTCAAGAGCTAGGTCTCTGATTTTTTCGTTGATCTCGTTCAGATCACCAGCATTTTTCTTGTCATAATCGGAAATTGCATTCTGAATGTTCTGCGTGATTTTTTCCAAGCATTCTCCATGCTCTTTTTTCAGTTTGCTAATCTCCTCGTCGATATAGGAAAGCAAGGCTCTATTCTTTCGATCATAACGGTGCTTTTCCAGAAAGAACAGGGTAAAAAGTGCAGTCTGCGCCAAAAACACAACCGCAAGAAGAACAAAAATAATCATGTCCATATCTTTCTCCTTTCGGAAACAGGGAGGTGTTGCCCTCCCTGTTTATGTAACTTACGCAGTCAGCTCGTCGTAGGTGGACGCGGACTGCCACTTGCCGTCCGCCTTGGCGCAGCAGCGGAAAATATCACCCTTGACGACAGGAACCGCGGCACTGTAGACCTTCGCATCTGCGGACTGATAACGGGGGTCGGAACCGTCCAGAGTGTAGTACACAACTCCCTCGGTGGAAGTGACAGTCGCCTTGCCGCCGGAGATAGCAACGGTGGGAGTCGCGGTGACGGTGCCCTTTGCGCAGGCAACGGCAGCGCCGCAGCACTGGGAAGGCATGACGAAAGCGTCAAACTTGCACCGGTACTGGAGCCGGTCACCATCCATGTTCTCGGAATCCTTGATGCCGCGGAAGGTGTTGATCTTCTCTGGGGCGATGATGGAATCCTTCACAAAGATGGCGAAGTAGGCGTTGGCGGGGAACTTCTTGCTGGAAACGGGCTGAACAGTCAGACCGTCAAACATACCGGGGCAGCCCTTGGGCAGGGTCTTTCCACCCAGAGAATCCAGACCCACCCACTCGGGGGCCAGCTTCAGCGCCTTCAGATACTCGCGGCTGATGAACAGGGTTCCCTCGCCATCTGGAACTTCCTCGTCAATCATCTTGCTGTGCAGGTCGATGATGTCCTCAACGATAGTCGTCTTGGAGGGGACGTGGCCCAGATCGTAGTGAATGCCCGCTTCGGTGCACCACTTAAGCAGACGGTACTTATCCTTCCTGGGCCGGATGCGCTTATCGGTGTAGGCTTTCATAATGGCACCGGCCTTCTTGATGTTGAACTGGGCGTCGTTGTTGCCCCGGTCAACACTCCGGTCGAGAGAAATGTCCTGCGTCAGCCGGAAGGTATAACGATGATCGCCAACCTCAACGACATTGCCGAACCGGCTGCCGGTAGAGGGGTCAACGGACTTGTCGTAGTTGTTCAGCTCCGTGGTGGCGATTTCGTACACATGAACGATATCGCTGCCGCTGAACTCAGCGTCGATGTTGTGATTGAAAGCGTGGTCGGTCACGGACTTGTAGGCAAAATAGTTTGCCAGCGCAGTCCGGAACTTCTCGCCGAAATGAATAGTTTCAGACATTTTTCTTTATCCTCCTATGTTCGGCGCTTAATCAAAAAGCGCCTTTTCAAAATCTTCGAATTCGCTCTTGGTTCTGCGCCCGCCGGAATCCTGCTGACTGCCGGGAGACTTACGCTTGTTTTTGGCGTTCTGCTCCTTGGCGGCTAGCTTCCGTTCCAGCTCCTGAATGCGGGCAGCGTCCTGAGCCTTTTCGTACTTGCGGTAGGCAGCAGACAGGCTCATGCCACTATGGACATCGGGAATCAGCTTCTCCACAAGCTCCTCCGTAAGTTCCACATCGGGATAATCCCGCTGGAATTCCTCAAAGTCTTTCTTTGCGCGGGTTTCCTCGTCGCTTTCCTTTTCCTGCTGCTTGGCCTGCTGATCCTTGATGGAATTCAGCTCCTTTTCCAGCTTTGCGCTTTTCAGCTCCTCCCGGGCTACGTCCTCGGAAGCTCCGGCGCTCTTTCGGAAATTGACATAGAGCGTCTGCGCCAGCTGTTCCAGACTGGTGCCGCTCTTTTCGGCAATAATCCCAAGAATGTCCATCGTCCCCTTCTGCGCATCAATCTGCGCCTGAAGGCTGTCAATGGTCTGCTGCTTCTGAGCGTTCTGTTCCTTTACCCGGTCATAGTCGGCGCCCTTCTGGGCAAGAGCCGTCATCTCATCGAGGGTGACCGTCCGTTCCTCCTTGTTGACCTTGAGGGTGAAAGTCTGACCTGCGTTGGTATCGCTGTCGGGCTTCTCATTGCCGTCTGCGCCGTTTTCCTCGGATTCGCTGGTATGTTCATCCTCGTCATTTTCGTCGCCGTCAGGCTCGTCCTCGCCGCAGTCCTCGGTTTTCTGTTCGGTCTCCTCGGTCTGGTTGGTTTCGGTATCTTCGGTGTCGGTATCGTCGTCGGTCTGGTAGTCGTCGGCGAACAGAGCGCCTTCAAAATCCTCAAAACCAAATTCTTCATTCTCTTCCATGCTTGGGGTCTCCTTTCAGTTGTGGCTCTGGTAGGCCATATATTTCAGCTCTGGTAGGCTGTAAATTACGAATCAGGACAGGACGTAGCTTCTGGACACGCCCGTGCCGCACATATGGTGGAAGTAGTCCTCCACAATTTCGTCGTCGTCCTCTTCCTCCTGCTGGACTTCCTGTTCCGCCGGAAGCACGTAGGTCTGTGCAAAGTACCGCAGGGCATCCGGGCCGTGGGTGATTTCGTGTGGCTGCTTTGCTACGTCGTTTGGGTCGGTCTTGTCGTGCTGAAGACATTTCAGGCATTCAATCAGCCTGCCGCAGGTGTCGAAGATGATAAGACCCGGTTTCCCGTCCTCCCGGACTTTCAAAAGCTCTTTCAGTGCGTACCAACCCTGTTTCCGGTTGTTGTCCGCCTTATAAAGGCTCAGGCCGCATTCCATGAAAATGTTTGCCTGAGATTTTCCGTTCTCACGGTTTCTCGCCCACAGGTCAGGCGGGGCGATGGTGTAGTTGATATTTTCGTCCGGTCTGGTAAGCGCAAGCTGCATCCGCGCCGCTTCTGACACGATCTGGTCTGGCTCCTGATACTGCCGGTAGACATAACACCGTCCGCTCTCGTCCACCGCAACCCAAATGCAGAAGTGCATATCAAGGCCGTAGTCCATAGACCGGTATCGCTTCCAGTTTGGATTCAGCGGGAACGGCTTGCAGGTGTGCAGTCCGTCAGTGAATTCTCCGAAGTACACGCCGGACAGGGCGCTCCAATCGCCGTCTCTGTGTGCCCGTCGGATATCCTCTGGCAAATTGTTCAGAACATTGATGTACTCTTTATCGATGTTCTTGTTGTCCTTGACCGTTGCCTGAATGAACACATAATCGTCCGGGTTTTCATCGGCCCGGAAGTCCCGGTCAACGAACAAACGTTTTACCCAGAAGTGGCCAACGCCGCCGGGGTTGCAGGTCAGGTACACCCGCTTCGGGAATCCGTTGTCTCCACGGACAATCGCGTCAAGGCCGCGGAATTCCGCCTCGGTAAACTGCGTCGCCTCATCGATGAACAGCACGTCCCAGTTGTTGCCCTGGAATTTACCCTCTACTGCAGCGCTGTAGTCCGGCATATTGCTGAACTTGATCTTGCTCCCGTTGAAGAAGGTAAGCAGGTGTTCCGTCTTGTTGTAGGTGTATATGTCCGGGTGCAGCAGCTTCAGCATGGGCTGAATGATTGGGTTTTCCAGTTGGTCATACTCCCGGCGGACAATCAGGATCTGAATGCCGCCGTAGTAGAGCGCCATAAGTGGTGCTTTCCGGACGATAGACCATGACTTTCCGCCGCCCCGGGCGCCGCCGTAGCAGGTGTACCGCACCCGGCTCAGAAAGAATTTCCATTGCGGTTCGGAGTTTGGGCAGCCAAAGTCAACGGTGATGATGTTGTTTTCTGATTTCTCCGCCATGGCTCCCCTTTCCGGCAAAAAGAAAAGGGCCAGAACACACACCCATTTCGGATGTTGCTCTGGCCCTAAGCTCTGGCACGTTTATGATCGATTGTGATTGCCTCCTTACATCGGTTGCAGTAAAGAGGGAAGTTTTTCAGTTCCGTTTCCGGCAGAACCTTTGTGTTTGTTTTCTTCCCGCACCGTGGACAGATCAGAAAACCGTTTTCGTTCGTTTTTGCCATATGTACCTCGCTTTTGTGGCGGAACAGGCAGGACTTGAACCTGCAACACGAAATCCATCGTGTAACTGATTAGCAATCAGCCGCAGTACCTGTTATGCTTACTGTTCCGTATATGCAAAAAGCCAGAGAAAACGCCAATAGGCGTTCGCTCTGGCTCTAAGCTCTGGCGTGTTTGAAAATGGTTTGACACTTTGCTGTTTTTCCAAAATGCCCTTTGCTCAGCACTTCACCAAAAAGCGCGGGATTGCTATGCCACAATCAGGCCCCTGCTGGCTGGGCTTGGCTTCTCTCCTTCGGAGAAGTAAGTTCCCATGCGCGCTACCAGCTTTGGGATTTGGCGGAAGATGGAGGACTCGAACCCCCAAGAGATATCACTGTCTCACGTCGATTTTCTGGACCGCTGCCCTAACCATTAGGAGAATCTTCCGTGTTGACGGCAAGCCAGAGGGGACTTTAACCCTGGCCCTTTACACCGGAGAGTGCGTTGCTGTTCCAGCAGCCTGCCGTCTGATCAATATGAAGAACACGAATACCCAGTTGCAGAAAGCAGCTGTTGTGCCGATGGCTGGGGTCGAACCAGCACCCTCTGACTCTCATAGTCAGTGCACCTCCTGTTGTGCTACATCGGCATATCGCCCGGTTTTACCCGGGCACGGTAACTGATCGGCTTACTTCTTCTTGCCGCCGCCCTTTTTGGTTTTGCACGCCATAGGTCGTTCCTCCTTCCGAACGTATTTCTTTGTTTTTTTATTTTCACGGGGCTTCTTTCAAAGATACCCAGCTCTTTTTCCGGTACCCCCTACCCCGTCCGGGTTCCGGTTTTCGCGCGCGCGTATAGTATTATATATATTATATATTTATATATATAATCTCTTAGTATATCTAAGATTCTACGTATAATCTAAGATAGAAGGTAATCTTAGATAGGTAATCTAAGATATACTAGTATCTAAGATAGGAGTAAAATCTTAGATTATATACTTACACGCAAATGTTTTCAAAACGGATGGTTTCAGGACAAATGGCCGGAATGAAAGGGTGGCTGTGTCATATATATCTATACATATAGAGAGCGACCCGCCCGTTTTTCTTCCTCCCCCTGGGGGGGTATCCCCCTCAACAGGTGGTCATTGATTGATAGGCCTGCAAAAAAATCTGAGGGGTGTTTATTGCCCTGGACCAAGCAGAGCCGTGGTCATTATGCTTATTGCTGTATGTCAGTGGTGGAATATGGCCTATTAACTGTCTGTGCCCGTCATTTTGACCAACGATAGCCACAAAACCGCCAATTAAACGCAACAAAAATGATATTTTGTTGCGTTCGGCCTATTTCATGGCTTCCATCCATCGCTCGTCGCCTTTTGCCCCGAAAAGGACGATCCGTTTAGAATCTCCGGCTGTTCCGTCTTTCTTGATGTTCAAATATTCTTTTCCCATCTCATCCCTTGCGAGCTGCTGTTGTTTACTGCAGGTCTTTGCTGTCATACCTCGAATTTCGGTTCTGAACGCTTCCAACATCCTTGCGCGGCCATTGTATGAGATCGGAAGAGCACACGT